GAAAAATATGGCGGCAAAGATGCGATTGCCAAACTCGTGCGCGATGACGGCAGTGAACTAACGTTGGAACAACTTCGGAGACGTTATGGAGCGGCCCAGTCTTAGACACTTTAAAAATGAAGGGATCTTTCATATCAAGAGCGATCCTGTAGAGGCTCTGCATGACGGAGCCTGGATACCTGCTGTTTACACCGACAAAGGCTGGGCTACTGCAGACGGCTCTAGACTTTTGTCAGAAATTGTGGATTGGCACTATGCCGATAAAAAAGAGCAAAAAGGGAATGAAGTCAAACAAGATGCCAAAGCAAGGAGCCAAAAGCGGATACGCAAAGCCCGGAAAATCCAAGAAGCGGAGGGCTAAGTAAGCAAAAAAGGCCGAGTGATGATAACCTGTGGGGCGCAATTTAACCCTGCGGGTTATTTATGTCTGATGAGAACCAAACCCAAGAGCCTGCGGCCACTGGGATTGATGCTGAAGCGTTGCAGCGCAGTGTCGAAGCTCTTGAGCGCAAAAATCAGGAACTGATCACCGAACTCCGTCAAGCAAAATCCAAGGCGTCAAAGCTGCCGGATGGAGTGAACGTTGATGAGCTGCTCGAATTTAAGCGCAACTACGAACAGGAGCAGCTTGAATCACAGGGCAAATATCAAGAGGCGAGAGAAGCTCTTGAGCAGCAGTTCCGTGAAGCAACAGCCGAAAAGGACAAGCGCATTGCTGAACTTGAAGCCCAAGTGCGCGAGCTAGAGGTTTTGAGCCCTGCGGTCACTGCTCTTGCTGATGTCGTGCATGACCCCGACATGATCTTGCGGACTCAGATTCTCAAGGATCAGATCGAGCGCGAATCAGATGGCACTGTTGTAGTTGTCAAGGGTTATGAGCGCACACCGATCGGTGAATGGGCAAAAACTCTTCCTGCTTGGATGCAGAAGCAACCGAAGCCTCAGGGCAGCGGTGCTCCTATCGGTCGCAGCACTGGCGACATTGCTGCAGGCACGAAAAACCCGTTCCTGCCTGAATCCTTCAACCTTACAGAACAATCACGGCTGTTCCGTACTGACCGCGATTTATATGAAAGGTTGAAAGCAGCAGCAGGACGCTAAACTTTTGGATAACCGGCTGCGCTGGTAACTAGGGCTGCGCCCGACATCGTAAACCAATCTTGAGGAATCATCATGGCGACTCTTCGCTCTGATGTAATCATCCCCGAGGTATTTACGCCTTACGTCATTGAGCAAACCACTCAGCGTGATGCCTTTCTGGCTTCCGGTGTGGTGCAGCCTATGGCGGAGCTAAATGCCACCGAAGGCGGAGATTTCATCAATGTCCCTTTCTGGAAAGCTAATCTTTCCGGCGATTTTGAAGTGCTTACCGATAGCACTTCGCTGACTCCTGGCAAAATTCAAGCCGATAAGCAGATCGGCGTGATTCTGCACCGTGGTCGTGCCTTTGAGGCACGGGATCTTGCAGCTCTTGCTGCTGGTTCAGACCCCATGGCAGCCATTGGCGCCAAGATCGCTGATTATGTCGCCAACCAGCGGCAAAAGGATCTGCTTTCTTCTCTGCAGGGTGTGTTCGGCAGCCTGAACACCAACACCAGCAGCTCGGCTTTCTTCGATCTCTGTATTGATTCCGAGTCTGGTGATACTCCCACCAGCCTCAGCCCACGTCACGTTGCTGAAGCTCGCGCCATTCTTGGCGATCAGGGCGAAAAGCTGTCTGCCGTTTGTATGCACAGCAAGGTCTATTACGATCTTGTTGAGCGCAGAGCTGTGGACTATGTGCTCGCCAGCGATGTGAGCGGCGGTGGCGCCACTGCATCTGGCGGCACTATTGCCCCTGCTTATGGCAATCCCACTGTGCCGACCTACATGGGTCTGCGAGTGATTGTTTCTGATGACGTGCCTGTTGCCGGATCTGGCTCCAGCACCGAGTACGGAACTTTCTTCTTCACTGCAGGTTCAGTTGCAGCTGGCGAGCAACTCGCTATGCAAACTGAAACCGATCGTGACATCCTCGCAAAGAGTGATGCCATGTCGATTGACCTTCACTATTGCTACCACCCTGTTGGTGCTAAGTGGGGCGTCACCACAGTGAACCCGACTCGCGCTCAGCTTGAAACCGTGGGCAATTGGTCCAAGGTGTATGAGCTGAAGAACATCGGCATTGTGCGTGCCACCAACGTCTCCAATATGGACTGAGGAGGTAACTAACAATGGCATCTCAATTTGAAGCAATTGCTGGCAAGGCGATCGGCTACGTCAAAGGCGGAGCTGTGACCCAAGGCACCAGCAAGGCGACTGGCGTGACGCTTAATCAGCCTTGCGGCCAGATCACCACTCATGACGCTTCTTTGGCTGGTGGCGCTGAAGTTTCCTTCACCGTTACCAACAGCGAAGTTGCCGCCACCGATGTGGTGATGGTTTGCGTCGGTTCTGGCGCTTCCACCGGCACCTATATTGCAAGCGTTAGCGCTGTTGCCGCAGGTTCCTTTGATGTGACCCTGAGCAACGTTGGCACTACCGCTGGTGAAGCCCTGGTGCTGAACTACGCCGTAATGAAGGCTGCGGCGTCCTGATTATGGGCCTGTTCGCTTTTCGGCGGAGACAGGAACTTGAGGCTGCTTCTAAGGAAGCGGCCTCTTTTCCTATTTCAGAACCCGCACCTAAACTTGAAATGACCACGGAACCTACCGATGGCAGTAACAATCGACGCAACGGTAGGGGGCGAAAACGCCAACAGCTACCTGACACTGGAAGCAGCGGAAGCAATCATTGATGGCTTTGTCCAGGATGATGATGTAGTCGCCTGGGCATCCGCTACAACCGATCAAAAAAATCGTGCTTTAGTAAGTGCCACACAGCGCCTTGATCGTGAACGATTTTTAGGCGCTCGCGCTACTGATACACAAGCATTGCAATGGCCGCGTACTGGTGTGCGGAAGCCTGACACTTACATCAATACCTATGCTGTCGGCTTCCCTTTCCGTATTACCACTGACTATTACACGGACACAGAAATTCCAGATCAAATCAAATATGCCGAGTGTGTTCTTGCTGTTTATCTGAATAACAACAGAGACGGCATGGGGCTTAGCGGCATTGAAGATTACAAATCTGTCGCCATTGGCAGCCTACGGATTGAAAATGCAGGATCCAGCGCAAGTGCTACAGGTGCAGATCGAGTGCCGCCAATCTATGAGCGTTATTTGACTGGCCTTAGAATTAGTGGACCAGGCAACTTTGCTATTCGCCGGAGCTGATTGATGGGCTATTCCTATCCCGGGGCTGAGTTCATTGACGACACCAGCGCTCATGCTGGGCGTTATGGGAAAATCGTTGCTCTAGAGGATTCGGTAATTGCCAGCCTTTCGGCTGAGGATTACACCGGCAATACTCTTGCAGCGATTCCTCTGAAGGCGAGCTGCGAAATGTGCGGCGTTTTTACTAGTGTCACGCTGACAAGCGGCACTGTTGTTGCTTACAGGCTCTGATTATGTCAAAGGGTTTTGGACAGGGCGATGTTGGCATTGACTACACCGTCGGCGCCGAAGTGATCACTGACACTGCTGCACATACTGGACGATTTAAGCACATTGACTTTTACGAGAACACCACAATTGACACTCTTGTGTCGGAGAATTACACCGGCAATAGCCTAAACGGTGAAAGCCTCCCTGCTGGCTTTCATATTGTCGGTGTTTTTACCAGCATTACACTGCAAAATGGGGCCTGCATTGCTTATCGAGTCTGATGGCACTTTCTACCTCGCTACGGAAAACGGCTAGTAAGTTGGTGGGGAGGTTTGGCGGTTTGGCGATCATCCGCACAACTTCTTCGGTTACTTACAATACAGCGACCGGGGCTGCCAGTGAAACTACGACAGAAACGTCAGTGCGTGGCGTGCTTGAAAGCGTAAACTTGCGCGAAGTAAATGACTTGATCCAGGCTACAGATAAAAAATTGCTAATTGCTGCGGCAGATGTTGGCACGGTGCCTACGACGGCAGATGAAGTAATAATCACTGGCACTACATATCAAGTTGTTCGTGTATTTACAATTGAACAGGATAATACGGCAATTACCCACGAGCTAATTTTGAGGGCATAATGGGACGCAAAATTCGGTTTGATCAGATTGATGAGGCTGTGAAGCAGAACATGGAAAAGCTGCTTCGCGTTACTGTGCTAGAAACAGATACCCGCGTAAAAGCACTTAGTCCTGTCGATCTTGGCCGTTTTCGTGCCAGTTGGCAGGTAGGAGAAAATGCAGCGACAGGCGGCCAGAAGCCTGAAGGCATATATCCTACTCAGTTGCCTATTGAACGACTTGGTTACAACCGCGAACGGCTAGGCAATGTATATAGTGTACATAATAATCTTATTTATGCTGAACGACTCGCAGCTGGCGAGAGAGGATCAGGGCGAAAAACTGAGAAGCGATACAATCCATTTCGTGAAGTGCAAAATTGGGCGACGCCCGGTGGTGGCAGCAGTATTCAGACAGGTGGCCCGGGTTGGGTGCAAGGAATAGCTAAGGACATGCGGACATTTGTAGCTACTAATGCTGAGCGCATTGCGAGGCAGTCATGAGCAGCACTTATAACGATGTTCGCGCTGCTATTGAAGGGCGCATTGCGACAGAAATGGCGCTAGATCCTAGCTATCCAGTCAGCTATCAAAATGTGCCGTTTACGCCGCCAAACAACACTCCATGGCTGCAAGTATTTATTCGTTTTGGAAATAATAGTTATGCGACCCTGATTGGCCCTGGCACTGGCTTTAACCGCCAGACCGGCACTTTAGTTGTTGACATTTTCACGCCAAAGGGTCGAGGTGCCTCTGCAAACTTGACAATTGCAGAGCGAATTAAAGACAAATTCGATCGTGCAAAGTTCAGCGGCATAATCTTTGACCCAACATCAGGGCCGTCATCCGTAACTGCAAATGTGATTGAGACTGGCGTAAGTGCGTCAAGCGGTCTTGTTTCGGCTTACTACCAAACGCAGCTAACCGCAACTTTTGAAGCCTATTTAGACTAGGGCTAGCCACTACCGCTCACAACATGGCTGTTACTGTTTTGTCCGGTACGTCCGGCGCCCTTTACTACAAGCCCGCTGGCACCACCGGTACTTTCGGTGAATCTGGTGTCAACATCGGCACAGACACGATCACAACCGAGGCTTATCTCAACCTGAAGGTTGGTGATCCAGTTGAGTTCAGCATCGTCAACAGCCAAACTGGCGACACTGGTTCCGGCACCCTTCCCGCAGGTCTGTCGGCGGCAACTACTTACTACGTTATTAGCTACACCGCATCAACTGGTGCGCTGCAGGTGTCCGCAACTGCAGGCGGTTCTGCTGTTGACATCACCGATGATGGCACCGCTGCTTCCCCGAATGAGTTCCAGGTTGCTTACGCCGATTACGCAGCTGTCGGTCAAGTTCAGTCCTGGTCGTTTGAGATCAACCGTGCTGAAATCGACGTGACCACCATCGGTCAAACCGTTGGTCAGTATGCGCCTTTCCGCGCTTATATCCCTGGTTTTGCTGATGGCAACGGCACTGCTACGGTTTATGTGACTAACGAAGATTCTGCCCTGTCCAACCGGATGGTGGAAGACGTGCTGCAGCGTCAGCAAGTTGGTTGTGCCTTCAAGCTCTACACCGACAAGCAGAGCAGCGAAGCCTTGAGCCGTTCGATCGCAATGGATGCCGTTCTGCTGACTGCCAGCATGAACATTAATCCTGACGACGCTCAGCAAGTCGAAATCACCTTCCGCCCGGCTGGTGTTCCCACCTTTGACTTCAGCACCTCTGCCTGATAAAGTTCCGCTGGAATGTTTGCCCCTGGGTTGCGCCGGGGGCTTTTTTATGTTTATAGTGATAACAAACAAACAATTTTTATGCCTGCGCCTGCTCCATCAGCTCTTGCCCGTCTGAAAAAGGCTGCAAATCTGACGCCCACCAAGCGCGTAGTGACACTAACTGATGGCTCAAAGTTCGAGTTTTACTCGTCGCCTTTGACCATGGCTGAGCGCGAGCGTGCCGAAAAGATGCCTAATGGCGACAACACCAATGGGTTTGCGCTGAATCTGCTAGTTACTAAGGCGGTTGACGACACTGGAAAACGTTTGTTCCAGGCTGGTGAGATCGCTGAGCTAAAAAACGATGTGCTCGACGCTGATTTGCAGTCTTTGATGCTGGCGATCATAACTAACCCCGAGGAAGAGGAAGTCACTGACATGAAAAGCTCTAAAGGCTGAGCTTAAAAAAGACAACCTGTTGTTGTTGAAACTTGGGGTCGCCAAAGAGCTGGGCTATACGCTGGCGCGACTTAGTGCGGAGATAACGCTTGAAGAACTGCTTTTGTGGAGCAGCTATTTTGACTTGTTGAATGAAGAGCAACAACGCCAAATGAGGCGGAATCGGTAGACTGTTTGTACTGGGGAGGTCTGAGCTGTGTCTGTTGTCGCTAATGTTGCGATCAATCTTGACAGTCGCTCGGCAAGACGAAAGCTAGCGGAATTTGCGAGGTCAACAAGGCTCGCCAATGAACAGCTTCAAAATACTGCAAGAGCGTCGAGACAGGCAGAAAGTGCGTTAAGCGGTGTAGGCAAAGCTATTGGCAAGCTGGCTTTGGCTTATGGCACACTTCGCACTGCTCAAGCCGCTTTGCAGGCTGGCATTAGTCGTATTGAATCAGAGCGCAGAATCCAATCGCTTGCAAGCGCCTATGGCGAAGCCGCTCAATTAGCAGATGCTGCATCTCGTGCGGCACAGAAGTTTGGCGTTAGCCAGACAGAGGCGAACACAGCGTTGGCGACAACATATGCTCGTCTGAGACCTGTTGGGGTTGAACTTGCAGAAATTGAGTCTGTTTATGCAGGCTTTAATACAGCAGCACAACTTAGTGGCGCTAGTGCGATCGAAGCTGGTAGTGCATTTAGGCAGCTTGCACAAGCCTTGGGTTCAGGCGCACTTAGGGGAGATGAATTTAACTCGATTTCCGAGCAAGTTCCTGCAATTCTGACAGCAATTAGCAAGGAAACAGGAGTTGCCCAAGGCGCTCTTAGAAAATATGCTGCTGATGGCAATATTACTGCCGATATTGTTATTCGTGCTCTCCAAAGAATCGAACGCGAGGGCGCTGATCAACTTGCCGACGCGCTTAACGGGCCAGCACAGAAAATAAAAGACTTTCAAAATGCAGTTGAAGATACTCAAGTCGCACTAACTGAAACAGTCATACCCGAATTAACGACAAGCCTTCAAGAATTAGCAAATATAATTAGAGCCCTTGAGGGTCCGATTAGATACATTTCAGGCTTGCTGACAAACGCCTTATCTGGTGCTAATGATTTAATCGGACTGTTTCAACCAGGGACTGCAGGCACCCGTAGAGCGATTGAAGCTGGGCGACTGCCTAACATCAATGATTTCGGAATTGGTGGGCGTGGAAAAGGCGCCAGAACATTATTTGAAGGCACGGGCCCTGATAAAAGTGGGGTCGATGGCTTGATAAGACAAGCCAAGGAATTATCGAAACTTAGAAATCAATCCTTTAAGACTGTTTTCGTCCAGCTAATGCAGGATCGTCTTAAGACAATGGATGCGGCAATGCAAGGAGCTGTCGAGCAAGAAAAAGACAAACCCGATCGACCGAGACCTCAGCCTGATAAAACCAAAAAAACAAAGAAAACCACCGACTATGTTGCTAAACAAAAAATAGAAGCACTTGACGCCTTAAAGGCTGAACAGAATCGACTGCAAGTTGCACAGGCTACAGGTGAATTGCAGAAAAGGATTACACAGTCGATTGTTAAACAAAATGAAATTAAAGATAGCTACGCCAAGAAACTTACGGATGCAAAAAGCATAGAAGAGGTCGCCAATCTGCAAATCGCAGAAAGGGTTGCGTTGCAAGCCAACGCTTTGGACCTGCAAACATCCCTGGCAGACTCCCTAAGGGAAACAACACAGCCTTTAGACGATTTAGCCAAGGCGTCTGCAGACCGTTTGGAATTTGAAA